TAGCACCCACTTCAATGAGATGTCCATCGTTGACACCCTCAACGACCCTAGTAAGGGACGGTATATTGAAAGACCATCTGGCTTCCATATCGTTTTTCTGCAGCAAAGTGTCTACATCCATATCATCCCACTCTACGTTAAGGTTGGGTGTAAAATCATCGCCATAACTCTCAAGGATATTGCGTAAAGGCTCAAGGCTAGTCTGCGAACCATTTACATAATCAAAACCTAGATTGGCAATGTCTTCTCCCACAACTTGTTGGAATAACTTTGATAAGACTTCCTGTGCCACATCATTACCCAAAGGATTCTCTTTCTTAATCCGTTTGAATAAATCTCCATACGCACCTTTCTGTGCAGTTGTTAGTGTAGGATTGTTGGCCATGAACAACGCTTCAATCTCGTCTGGTGTGACGGTTCTTTCGTAGTTGTACATTGCTTTGTCAATCGCACCTTTTATCTTTCGTACATCTTTACTAAACAATCTGTCTGGACATCTTGCACCTCTGTGTTCATCGTAAAAGGTTCTGTCCATCAAACTTCTGACTAAACTTAATTCCATGCTGTGTCTCCCATTCTATTTAAATTTTTAATGTCTATCTCATTACGGTACTTTAAGTCATCTGTCAAACGTAAAACCTTTACATCATTCACATGTCCTCTTAACTCTTTACTAAACGCTACAGTTTTTGGCAAGGCATCTGGGTCAAGTGCCACTATTACAGTCGAGAACTGCGATAGATACTTTTTGTGTGATTCAGAAAGAGATGTACCCAACACAGCAACACCCACAAATTCACCTCTTCCAACTACACTAGCACTAATGCAGTCCTCGACAACGACTGCCACTTTCCCTAACCCATAAGAAAACGGCAACCCACTCTTACCATACTTTTTCCATTTAGGCAAGCTATTTCTTAAACTTCTGCCTACAGCATCAACTATGATACCATCATGGATGATAGGAAAGACAGCACGATTATCTTTTACATCGTAATGTAGTTCCCATTCGTCAATGCCATACCTAGCTGTAAATCTAGTAAGTTCACGCTGGCCGTTGTAAGGCACAACGTACTCTGGCATGGTAAAATCAGCGTTGTCCAACTCTTTTACAGCAAAACCCAAAGACCTTTTAATGTCTTCCGATGTGAGCTGGACACGAACACCACCAGACACAGAACAAGACATCTTATAACAATTCCATACAAGGCTACCCATATTGTTGGTAGCTGTAAAAGTTTTGTATCCATTACAGTTAGGACAGTCCATACGCTTAGTTTCTCCGTTACGTAAATCTAGTCCTAACACTAAACTGTATATATCATTTATCATAATGTATCACTCTCCGTGTCGGCATTTAAAATGCTTTTAACATGATTCGTTCTGGTTGTCAAAGCATTATTTGCACTTGTAAATGTATTTTTTATGTACGGCTGTACTGAACCTATATTTGTATGGCCTGTAACCGACATAATCTGGCTTATATCTACTCCAGCATCAACCATTTCAGTCACGCCTGTCCTACGTAAGTCCATAAGTCGCAGTTCATCAGACAGTCCTATTCTTCTCATGACTCTCCTTGCCAACATTCCGACCTCATACATACCATAAGGCTTGTATTCGCCCTGTACAGGCTTTATTTTGGGACACACGTAGGGTTGAAAGCCAAAATCTTCTTTCTGTTCTTTCAGCATGGCAGTCAGACCGTCTGATATTGGTAAAAATACCACCGACCTACGTTTACTTTGCTCTAAATACAGATGTCCTCTATGTAAATCCACATTTTCCCACTTCAAAACTCTCATATCTCCAATTCTTTGACACCACTCGTATGCCATCTGCACTATAAGACCAATGCTTCGGTATTTGAAGTCCTCGTAACAAAAGTCAAGCATTTTTTTGACATCTTCTTGCGACCAAACCACTTTTCTTTTCTTGGGCAGCCTACGTTTGACAGTTTTGTAAGGATTAAACGTGGTATACTCCATGCTGATGGCATAATTGAACACGATTGACGCACAAGAGCATACATGATTCGCCAAAGTCACTCCTCTGTTTACCCATCTCTCGTAAGATACCTTTGCATCTCTACTTGTGATGGCCATAAACTTTTTAGAGCCAGAAGTCCCTCGCAAAACTTCTAAAAAATATCTGTAATCATGTTTAGAACTATCTCGTAACATATTGAAATCATTAGATAAAAAGTAACTGTCAATTAAATCAGACAGAGTGCTTGTTCTTTTTATGTTCTGTATTTGTTTCTTGTTTGTTCTATATTCATCAATCGTTTTATTGAGATTGTTTGCCAATATTTTGACGTTTGGAACATCTGTACCCAGCTCTATCCGTGCTACGATTCCCTCGTCCACTAAATACTGTGGTGGATTGAATCTGTAGTGTGCTTTTCCGTCACCCAATATTCTTTTCTGTACATATCGCATATAAACCTACCTTTCCCATCTATAAAATATATGTCTGTCGATTCTAGTTGTCTTTGTCTTAGTCTTTGCCCATGCTGGACGCACGTAGGTTGCATGATAATGTGTAGCTCCCTCTGTGACATCCAGAACTATCGTGCCAGATAGAACAATGGATGCGTATTCTTGTGCTTTCCACCACTCTTCGCTGTCAAAGTTAGGCTCGTCTTTCTGGCCATCGCAATACCAACTGAACTGGCACTTGTGAAGAACAGGCTTATCTGTACCCTTGTATGTGACAGCTTGTGTCACTACATCACATACATTGTCTGGAAAACGTCTGTCTTCCACCCTATTCATGACAACTTGCCCTACGGCTATCTGCCCTAGCATAGATTGATTCTTTGCTTCGTGGTATATGTTCAATGCCATACACATAAATGCTGTTTCTAATATCATCCGTTTACTATCCTCGCTATATCAAAGTGGGCATAGACTAACATCCCACCAATTATTGTTATACATATGATGGCCACCAGCAAGTCCGTCAGAATCTCTTTTCTGGTTTTCTTTTGCTTGTTGTACTTACTCATATGAATATTCCTACAACTGCATTAGTCAATAAGGTTATGACCATAATAAATGCTATTGTTAATAGTAATACTTGTCCCTCAGTCATGACAGAAGTTCCTAAACCATTTGCATTGATTGTCCCCCTTGCAGACTCGTTCATGCTTGGCTGTTTCCCAACATTCAGACTGCCAAGGCGAGAAATACTTTGTCGTAAATCTTTCCACCCAATCTTGTCCGTCCACTGCCCACAGCGATAATATGGGCAGAGGTACAAGCAGCAAAAACACTACAAAAAATGCCATGCCAAATCCTTTATTGTGATATGGTTTACTCATAGTTCTACCTCCTCTATCTCCAAACCATAGTCCTCTAACCACCATTCAAGTTCGTTCCAAGCAATTTCATTACAAGAGTCCCAACCGACTCCCATATCACGATCTCTGTGTTCTTCTTGAATCTCTTTTGTCCAAGTGTTAACTATAAACTCTATACTTTTAGTGTGATCTAATAGTAATTCATTTTTAAATGTAATCATTTTTATCCTCCTCTATTTTCATAGCTAAATGTTTTAACAATCCATCTCGTAGTTCATCGTTTAAATAATCTTTAACTTCCACTATTGATTCTACTGTCCAATCGTGTCCAGTATCTGCCTTGACCCAATCTCCGTCACCATTCTTGGCTATTTCCCACGCTTTCTCTACGTTTTCAGCTTCAATTTCAGCTACATACCCTACATCCATCGTTGCTATTACTTTGTATTTAGTCATTTTTATATTCCTTTCTTTTTGTTAAGACCTTGTGGGTCATATTGATCCTCGTATATTTCATCTGGCATAAACATACTGCCTGTGCCGTCATCAAACCAGTTATTCATAAACATTATAATAATCAATGTTATCATAACATAACTAAACCACTTCACAAACCATATAAATAATCCATAGGCTTGCTGTGCCTGTTCTAAGGCTTGTTGTTTTACATCATCGTCATCCATACTGCACCACCTGTCCTGTGTTCCACTTATCTGCTTCTTTCTGTGCGTCCTCTTGTGTGTCGAATACCTTTACAGGACTGTCCTCTG